CAAAGAAGATGAATGGGCTGATATTAGAGAGACAATCATATATAAGTTTGCCTCAGATGCCTACTACACTGAATCGAAAGATCAGGAAATTCTTAGAAGTAGAACAGAAGTATTGAATGGTGTTGCGCCATTCGTAGGACAATTCTTCAGTCGAGAGTATGTTCAGAAGAAAATTCTTATGCTCAGTGATGAAGAAATAACAGAGATTAATTCTCAGATTGCAAGCGAACCAAACCAGAAGGTGATAATAATGAGTGAAGTTGAAACAGAAATCGAATTAGAAGTTAGCCCAGAAGATGCTAGACAGGATGCCATCAGAGATATGATGGACAAGTGGGCTAACGGAGAACTGACCGCCGCACAAGATTCTTTTAATGGGATCATGAATGTACGCGCTGACGATTTAGTTGCTGATAAAAAAGCAGATATAGCCGCTGCTATATACAACGATGCGATTGAAACCGACGTTGAATATGCAGAGATGGATAACGATGAAACTCAAGTAGAGGTGGAGGACGATGAACTACCGGAAACAGAATCGGAGGAACCCCAACAGGGTCAAGGATCAGATGAAAAAATTTAACGAGTTTAGAGAATCTGCCGCAGACGATGCGGAAGATATTCGCGCAAAAGCAGAACGTCGAGCCGCTAGAAAGCAAAAGCAACTAGCAAAGATGGTAGCAGAAGAAGCGATGCCAGTTGCTAAAACTTCTAAAGAAAAGCCAACTGCCGCGCACCCCCAAGAGCCTAGCACTGAAGGTGATACTACACCTCCAAAGCAGGGTGACTCTGAAGATCCTAAGTTGACACACAATTGCGCAACTAAAGTAGTGCATCCTAAGTTTGGTGAAGGTAAGCCGATCATGGGTGAGCATGCTGAACCAGATGCAAATGGCACCGTCTGGTGGTATAAAGTTATGTTTGAACATGGAATCGAAACGTGTGAAACATATGCACTAGAGATCCTTGAAGAAGGTTCCCATATGAATCACAAAAAAAAGAAGTAGGGGATAAAACTAAATGGCATCTACTCAAGCAAATCTTAAATTAACACAGGTTCAAGGTGTTACTGTTGTCTCTGAAGATGGCAGTACACCTGCTGCTCAGACAATTCGTTTGAATAATGAACTTAAAAAATCAACAGAAACTGTAGGTACCCCGGTTGTAGATATTAGTGCCATTTATTGGACACTCGGTGATGGTGCGACTGCTACTATCACAAGAAACAGTGTCTTGCTGCATACTTTACACCTGTCAGGAAAATTAGAATTTTACGGCTTCTCTGATAACAGAGATAACGAGTCTGATATTGTCGTTAGTGTCACTGGCGCTGGTGGTACAGTAATCGTACAGACAGCAAAGATTGCAGGTTACGGCTCACAACAACACCAAGGCGCTGATGGAGATCTAGGCTAATGAGATTAATCAAAGAATTAAATGAAGACGTTCAATACTTTTTAGAAGAAAGCAAAGATGGAAAGAAGAATCTTTTCATCGAGGGCGTTTTCCTACAATCAAATTTAAAAAATCGTAACGGCAGAGTATACCCTAAAGAAGTTATGCGAAATGAAGTCGCACGATACACCGCCGAAAGTATTGACAAGAATAGAGCATTAGGCGAACTTGGTCACCCAGAAGGACCGTCACTTAATCTTGATCGCGTGTCACACATGATCGTATCATTGAAAGAAGACGGCGATAACTGGATAGGTAAAGCTAAGATTTTAGACACTCCAATGGGAAAAATCGCAGCTAATTTAATTGAAGCAGGCGCTCAGTTAGGCGTCAGTTCAAGAGGGCTTGGATCCATTAAAGAAAAGAATGGAATCAATGAAGTCCAAAACGATTTTATGCTGGCAACAGCCGCTGACATCGTAGCAGATCCTTCTGCACCAGATGCATATGTTGAAGGTATTATGGAAAATAGAGAATGGGTAATGGTTGACGGTATCTGGACTGCAAGAGATATGGAACAGGCACAACAAACAATTCGCAAAGCATCTAGCCGTGAACTAGAAGAAGCGAAGATTCAGGTGTTTAGCTCATTCTTGAACAAGTTATCCAAAATTTAAATTTATATAAATAAACAAGTTAACAAACTTTAAGGAGACATTAAATGGCTGTTGAATCCAAAATCAGAGAGCTCCTTGGCAAGGTCGGTGAAGTAGACACCCTTGTTGAAGAAGCTCAAAGCATTGAGGAAAAGGCTGGTTTACCAAACTCGAAAGATGTTGGTGACAAGACTATCCCTACACAGGGTGACTCAAATGCTAATCCAGAACAGGAAGACTTATCAGGATCAGATGACAAAGGTGGATTAACTTCACCTGTTGGAAAAGCTGCATCTGCAAAAGCATCCAAAGACACAACACTGCCTAAAGGTAACGGCGCTGGACAAGCTCCAAACTATGACAGTGGCACAGACTCTGCGTCTGTTGTAAACAACCCAACATCTGCTGGCGTCCGCGAAGAGGAAGAAGTAGAAGTTGAAGAAGATCAGGAAGTTATCGCTGAAGATGAAGTAGAAGAAATTTCCGCTGAAGACGAAAGTGAACTAGTAGAGCATGATATCGCTTCACTATTTGCTGACGAAGAACATCTAAGCGAAGACTTCAAAGTAAAAGCTGCATCTATCTTTGAAGCAGTATTAACTGCTAGAGTAGCATCAGAAATTGACGCTATTGAATCTGACATTCGAGAAGAAGCACAATTAGCGGAAGAAGAGTTCCGTACTGATATGGTCGAGAAGATCGATGCGTATCTTTCATATGTTGCTGAAAATTGGATGAAGGAAAACGAACTTGCAATTGAGCGAGGACTCAGGACAGAAATTACTGAAGACTTTATCAAAGGCATGAAGGGCTTGTTTGAAGATCATTACATCGAAGTACCTGCTGAGAAGTATGACGTACTGGGTGAAATGCAGACTCAAATTAATGAACTGAAGACTAAGTTGGATGAGAACGTTGCAGAGAAGATCGCAATGGTTTCTGAAAAAGTAGCACTTCTACGTCAACAAGCAATAACTGAAGCGTCCACTGATCTGACCGTAACAGAATCCGAAAAACTTGCTAAATTGGTTGAGAACGTTGAGTTTGATACTGAAGACATGTTTGCTGAAAAAGTATCTGTAATCAAAGAGAATTACTTCCCTAAGGTTAAAGCTACTACTGAAGACAAAATGCAAGATACAGTAGAAGAAGAATTCATTACCGAAAACAGTGCAATGGCTGTATACTCACAGTCTATTAGCAAAGCAGTCAAAAAGTAATTTTTTATAAATAGTAATAATATTATATACACAACCAAGTAAGGAGAAACTTAAATGTATCTTTCAGAGCAATTACAACAGAAATGGAGTCCTGTCCTCGAACACGCGGATTTGCCAGCCATTAAAGACCCGCACAAGCGAGCTGTTACTACTATTATTCTAGAGAACCAAGAGAAAGCTCTTCGTGAAGAAAAGCAAGCTCTATTTTCAGAAGCAGCACCTAGTAACAGCGTAACTGGTGGCGGAATCGACAACTACGATCCGATTCTTATCTCATTGGTAAGACGCGCACTTCCTAACCTTATGGCATATGATGTCGCTGGCGTTCAGCCAATGACTGGACCTACTGGTCTTATCTTTGCTATGAAGTCACACTACGGCACACAGGCCGGCGCTGAAGCATTGTTCAACGAAGCCGATACTGACTTCTCTGGTACAGGCACAGGTCACGCTGGATCTAACCCAGTAGACGGTGCTTACACAACAGGTACTGGCGTTTCAACAGAAACTGGCGAGGACTTCGGTGACAGTGTTACTCTTAATGAGATGGCATTCAGCATCGAAAAGACAACTGTTACTGCTAAGACCCGCGCGTTGAAAGCTGAGTACACAGTAGAACTTGCACAAGACTTGAAAGCAGTACACGGTCTTGACGCAGAAGGCGAGTTGAGCAACATCTTGTCTCAAGAAATTCTTGCTGAAATTAACCGCGAAGTAATTCGCACAATCTACAAAGTCGCTAAGCCTGGTGCTGCATCTACTGCAACTGCTGGTACTTTCGACTTAGACGTTGACTCTAACGGTCGTTGGTCTGTAGAGCGTTTCAAGGGCTTGTTGTTCAACATCGAGCGTGATGCAAACGTAATCGCACAAGACACTCGACGTGGAAAAGGTAACTTCATCATCTGTTCAGCAGACGTTGCAAGTGCTTTGGCTATGTCAGGCGTTCTTGACTATACTCCTGCTTTGTCTACTGACTTAAACGTTGACGATACTGGCAACACTTTTGCTGGTACATTGAACGGTCGTTACAAAGTATACATCGATCCTTACTCCGCTAACACAGGTGCTGCTAGTCAGTTCTATGTTGCAGGATACAAAGGTTCTAGTGCTTATGACGCAGGTATTTTCTACTGCCCATATGTTCCTTTACAGATGGTTCGCGCAATCGACCCAGCGACATTCCAGCCAAAGATCGGCTTCAAGACTCGCTACGGCATGATCGCTAACCCGTTCGTAACACAAGCCAATGGTACAACTGATGCTGATACATTCACTGCATCTCGCAATCAGTACTACCGTCGAGTTAAAGTTACAAACTTGAT